TGTCTCCCCCACATCGGAAACATGGTCAGATGCATCGGCTACAAGCAAAACTTGGCAGAATGCTGCATAGGAGATAGACATGGCTGACACCACCACCACAACGTATAGCTTAACCAAACCCGAAGTTGGCGCTTCAGAAGACACATGGGGCACCAAAATTAATACTAATTTGGATGCTTTGGATGATCTGCTTGACGGCACAACGCCAGTTACTGGGATAGATATTAATTCTGGCACGATTGACAATGCGGTAATCGGTGGGTCTACCCCTGCGGCAATTACTGGTACGACGATTACAGGTACAGGTACTTCTGTTTTTGCTTCATTAGACATCTCTGGCGATATAGACGTAGACGGCACTACTAACTTAGACGTTGTGGACGTAGATGGTGCAGTAAACTTTGCTGCTGACGTAACTTTTGCAGATGGTGCAGATATTATTACTGCTACAGCAGGAACAAGTAATGTTCGTGTAGGTGTCAACGCAGGTAACTCAATACAATCTGGCGGTACCTATAATGTGGTTGTAGGTGATGAGGCAGGTACTGCTTTGACTACTGGTGATGCTAATATTGCAATAGGCTTTTCTTCTTTAGAAACTGAAGACGGTCACGGTTTTAATGTTGCTGTTGGGCATGAAACTTTAAAAGCATTAAACGCAGGGGCTGATGCCTATAACACCGCAGTCGGATTTCGTGCAGGACTATCAGTCACGACAGGCGTAAAAAATACACTTATCGGTGGTCTTGCAGGTGATGCTCTTACTACAGCTGACGAAAATACATTGGTAGGTTATGTTGCAGGTAGTTCTTTAACTACAGGTGAGGACAATGTTTTAATTGGTAGTCTGACAGGTGATGCTTTAACTGAAGGTAAAGATAATGTGGCAGTGGGTAGAAATAGTCTTAGTGCAGACACTAAGGGTAGACAAAGTGTTGCTATAGGATCATCAGCTTTATCAGCACAAAACTTTACTACATTAACAGATACTTTTAACACAGCAGTTGGAACGAGTGCAGGTGGAGCAGTAACAACAGGCGTACAGAACACCCTAATCGGTGCTCTTGCAGGTGACCGTTTAACAGACGCAGATTATAATGTTGCTATTGGTTATGAGGCTTTGACAACTGATTTGCTTGGCAGTAAAACCGTAGCGATTGGTACTGATGCTCTGGCTAATCAAAACTTCACAACAGCAACAGATACTTACAATACAGCCGTTGGATATTTTGCAGGGCTATCAGTCACAACAGGCATCAACAACGTCCTCATCGGTGGTCTTGCAGGTGATGCAATAACGACTGGTAACTTGAATACTTATGTCGGTTCAAGCGCAGGTTCAGCATCAACAACTGTGGAGAATAATACTGCTGTAGGTGCTTTTGCTTTTGATGCAGGTACGGGTGCAGATAACACTGCTGTTGGTTCTGGTGCTCTAGGTGGCTCATCAAACTCTGGTGCTAACAATGTAGCTATGGGAAAAGATGCAGGTAATTCAATTTCAACAGGTGAACAAAACACTCTTATCGGTGCATTATCAGGTGACGCACTTACTACTGGAACCTTAAATTTAGCTGTAGGATATAATTCTCTAGGCGCAGATACAAAAGGAAATAGAAGCACTGCTTTAGGAAGAAACGCTTTAAGTAGCCAAAACTTTACGACATCAACTAGCACATACAATGTTGCAGTAGGTTTTAATTCAGGTGGAGCAGTCACAACAGGCACACTTAACAACCTCGTGGGGGCGCTTGCAGGTGATGCTTTGACCACTGGTAGTGAAAATGTAGTTATGGGTCATGCTGCTTTAAGTACAGAAGATACAGGCCGTAAAAATGTAGCAATTGGCTACAGTGCTTTAAATGCACAAAATGCTGATGTAGATAATTATAATGTGGCAGTAGGCTACAATGCAGGACTATCAGTAACAACAGGCGTACAGAACACCCTAATCGGTGCTCTTGCAGGTGATGCCATTACTGATGCAGATTTTAATGTAGCAATAGGTTATCAGTCACTTACAACTGACACACTAGGAAGTAGGTCAATTGCTATTGGTAGAAATGCTTTAAAAAATCAAAACTTTACGACTGCTACAAATTCTTACAACGTAGCATTAGGATATGAAGCAGGACTATCATTTACAACAGGTCAAAGAAATATTGCCATAGGAGCATTTACATTAGATGCAGATACTTTAGGTCAAAGATCAGTTGCAATAGGTTATGCAGCACTAGGTGGACAAAACTTTACTACTGCAACAGAGACCCACAACACAGCAGTTGGGTATGAGGCAGGTAATGCAGTCACAACAGGCTTAAATAACACCCTTATCGGTGGTTCGTCAGGTGACGCTTTAACTGATGCAGACAACAATACTGCTGTTGGAAGATTTACTTTAAGTTCAGATACATTAGGTAGTAGAACAACCGCTATCGGCTATGGTGCTTTATTTGCACAAAACTTTACCACAGCTACGGATAGTCATAACACAGCAGTGGGTTTCAACGCAGGAACATCAGTAACAACAGGCATAAAGAATACCCTAATCGGAAGTCTAGCAGGAGATGCACTTACTTCTGGAAATGAAAATGTTGTTTTGGGATATGCTGCATTAGGAGCAGACACTAAGGGTGATAGAAACGTAGCAATAGGTTGGGATGCTCTAGGGTCACAAAATTTCACTACTTCCACCGATTCTTACAATGTTGCAATTGGAGCTAACACAGGATTTGGACTTACAACAGGGATACAGAACACTTTTATTGGTGCTCTTGCAGGTGATGCTTTAACTGACGCAGATTACAACGTAGCTGTGGGAGTAACAGCTTTAGGTGGGGATACTCTAGGTAGTAAATCAACGGCTATTGGATATAGCACTCTTGTTAATCAAAACTTCACAACAGCAACAGATAGTTTTAATGTTGCCGTTGGTTATGAAGCAGGAGCAGCAGTAACAACAGGCGTAGAGAACACCCTTATCGGTGGACAGGCTGGCGATTCTATGACCACTGGCAATTACAATACTGTTGTTGGAATGAACGCTATGGGTGATGGCACTGTTACTGGTAGTAACAACGTGGCTGTGGGCATGAAAGCAGCATTTTCTTTAACTAGCGGCAGTAACAATTTCTTTATAGGTAACGAGGCAGGACTAACAGGAAGCCCCGGTGGTAATCAAACTACAGGCAGCAACAGAGGTTTTATGGGAGATGAAAATATAACTTCTATAAATGCTCAAGTAGATATAACGGCAGCTTCTGATGAACGTGATAAGACAGACTTTACTGAACTAGACTTAGGTTTAGACTTTGTAAAAGCTATGAAACCATACACTTTTAAGTGGGATAAGCGTTCTAAATATGGAGATAAGAGAGCAGATGATTTTGATTTAGATGCCATAACTTCTGATGGAACGCATAAAGAAGATTGGTTAGATTTAGGTTTTAAAGCACAGGATGTTAAAGCATTAGAAGAAGCTTCTAATTATAAAATTGCAGATAAAACAAATTTAACTGTAAGTGTAACTGATGATGGTAAACAATATGGAATGAGGTACGCTAAGTTAGTGCCAATCTTAGTCAAAGCAATCCAAGAACTTGAAGCTCGTGTTAAAGAGCTAGAAGGTTAAGCATGGACTTAATACAAAGAAACTTTCCAAACGTAGGGGTTGTCGAGGGGCAGCTACCAGAGGACGTTGTGGACAACATATGGAAAGTTGTGAACGAAGCACGAGAACAACCAGAGGACATGAAGCCTGAACTCGCAGGTAACATTAGTAAGTCTATCAGGTTAGACGCTGACTCACCTTTACTCAAAGAGTTTGTTGGTGAGCTACTACCCTCGTTTATTCAGAGCCACATTGAGGCGTATGGTGCACCTTGGCGTGAAACAATGCGTGAGGGTGAGGGTTGGAACTTAGAAAGCTTATGGGTTAACTTCCAGAAGCAGCATGAGTTTAACCCACCGCATGACCACAGTGGCGTGTACAGCTTTGTAATATGGATGCAGATACCTACGTCCTACGCAGAGCAAAAGAAACTTCCTATTTGTGCCAACTCAAATGCAGATAACCACATATCTAACTTTGCATTTAGCTACACAAATACGTTGGGCAGGGTATCAACCTTTGCTTACAACATGGAGAAAGAAGCAGAGGGTTACATGGTTATGTTTCCATCAACCATGCTTCATCAAGTGTTTCCCTTTTATGACAATGATGGGGAACGTATTTCAATCTCAGGCAATATTAACATTGCAAACCTAGAAGGATAAATAACATGGCAAGAGAAGCAGATCAAATAGCACAAGACCACGCAGCGATGCTTGGTAGTGTGTCAGTAATTACTAGTGTTATCGCTACACATAACAAAGGCAGTGATGCAACTAGTGAAGATTTCGGACATGACATGACGCATGACGAAAAGAAAGCTCGTGTAGCTCGAAGCAACGGTTATCTCGTTCACATGAAAGCCCTAGAAGATTGGGGTGATGAAAGTTTCACAGATATAGATGCAGCTATTTCTGCGGCTAATTCATTTACTGCATAAATTAAACTGAAAGGAGACTTACAATGGCAAAAAAAGAAAAGAACACCATTACAGTCAACGAAAAAGAGTACGACTTAGAAAGCTTTTCGGATACGCAAAAGGCATATCTTAACCACATACAAGACCTAGATAGAAAGTTGAGCAACGCGCAATTCAATCTGGACCAGCTTTCATTTGGCAGGGAAGCTTTCGTGCAAAGACTTGCAGAGTCTTTAGAAACGCCACTAGCAGAAGAAATAGCGGCTGAGTAACTCACACACATATCACGCATTTGCCCAGCCAGTTGCGCTGGGCTTTTGCATATTTACAGCAATGTGTTATATTGCAGGCAACGCGATTACAAAGGTGCGCTTATGGCTTTGATTGATCTTAACATCCCTGCTGGAATTTATCGCAATGGCACTGATTTACAAAGCAGGGGGCGCTGGCGTGATGCGAACCTTGTGCGCTGGCATGACGGGGTTATGCGCCCGATTGGTGGCTGGCGAAGCAGATCAAGCACAGCAGGTAATGCTTCAATGCGTGGTATGCTTAGTTGGATCACAAATGCAGGTGATCGTTACATTGCAGCAGGCTCTTACAACAAGCTTTACGTCTGGACAGAAGCAGGCGTGCGACATGACATTACCCCTGTTGGGCTAACGGCAGGTAGGGAAGACGCTAATGCTTTTACTGGGTATGGCGGTAGTTTTTATGGCAGCTACGCTTATGGCGTTGCGCGGCCTGACTTTGCAAAAATTGACCCAGCTACAACGTGGAACTTGCAGCCGTTTGGCGAGTTTTTGCTTGCTAACAATTCAGATGATGGCAAGGTTTATGAGTGGCAGATCAACACAAGTAACCCTGCAGCTTTGCTTAGCAACGCACCAACAAGCAATAAAGGAATTGTTGTAACTGAGGAAAGATTTCTTATGTGCCTTGGTGCAGGTGGCAATCCTCGCAAAGTGCAGTGGTCTGATCGTGAGAATAACAATCTATGGGCAGCAGCATCTACAAATGAGGCAGGTGATCTTGAGCTACAGACTTCTGGTGAGCTTATGACAGGCCATACAGTCAAAGGCCAAACCTTGCTACTTACAACAAGAGATGCTCATGTCGCAAACTATGTCGGCCCACCATATGTATATGGCATTGAGCGTGTAGGCACATCATGCGGTATTGCAGCGCAACAAGCATGTGCCGTGGTTGATATTGGTGCTATGTGGATGGGCGTAAACTCATTCTACATATATGGCGGTGGTGGTGTTCAAGAAATACCATGCGATGTTTCTGATTATGTTTTTAACGATATAAACCGTGCTCAAGTCAGCAAGGTGTTTGCCATGTCAAACTCTATGTTTGGTGAGGTTTGGTGGTTTTACCCTAGTGGTGGCAATACAGAAAATGATCGTTATGTGGCTTATAATTATATAGAGAACACATGGCACATAGGTGAGATTAATCGCACTGCAGGGTTTGATCGTGGCGTGTTTAGGCAGCCTTTAATGTTTGATGCAGATGACTATAAGTTATATGAGCATGAGGTTGGTTTGGATTATGGTTCACTTACACCATTTGCGGAAACTGGACCTATTTATTTCGCAACAGGAGATCAGGTAGCAAGTATTGTTGAGATGCTTCCAGATGAGAAAACTCAGGGCGATGTAAATGCAACATTTAAAACGCGCTTTTATCCAAACGGAACAGAGCGCAGTCATGGCCCATTTAGCATGAGTAACCCCACAAGTGTACGATTTACGGGTAGGCAGTTTAGAATGCGTGTTGAGGGGCAGCGCTTTACTGATTGGCGTGTAGGCATTAACAGGCTTGACGCAGTTGCAGGTGGGCGTAGATGACACAACAGCAACGCGCACCAGAGCCAAAAGGCAATGATTGGCAGGCTTGGGGTAGGCGCTTGATGATATTTCTGGGTCAAACCAGATCAGCGCTTGTTCAGCAAAC